AAGAAACGTGCTTCGAGTGCGGAAATGTCTAAGCGTGGTCGGGTTCTCCTGGCACAGGCTCAGACCGCATTTGAAAAAGAAGACTTAGATGAATTGCGTGAGCTCTTTACCGAATCTAAAGAATCGTCTGTTGATCCTGTAATCGTTACTCAAATTCGAACCCTTGGTGGGCAGTTGGCTCAGAGAATGAAGAACCCCACCATCGGAAAGGAAGAAACGATAGTGGGGCAGCCTAACGGCTCGGCCACCGCAACAGAAGCCGTCTAAGGGGAATCTTACTATGTCTACTGTTGAAATGACCGCTGTTCTGCATCATTCGCAGGCTACTGGCTCAACCAAACTTGTTTTGATGGGTATTGCCTACCACATGGGTAAAGATGGCTTGAATGGTTGTTGGCCGTCTCAGGGCACTCTCGCCGAATACGCTAACATCTCGGTTCGTCAAGTCCGCCGGGCCATCGATAACTTAGTCAACTTAGGCGAGTTAGAAGTTTCTGTGCATGGTGCTTGGGCTAAAGGTTCAGCTGCACAAACCAATGTTTATTACCTGGCTGATTTGTGTCCGGATACTTGCGATGGATCGTTAAATCATCGTCGTTCGGTGCGGACATTTATGGTATCAAGTGCGGACATCTACGGCACATAGTGCGGACATCCATGACCAAAGGTGCGGACATAGGTGTCCTATAAACTATAAAGGAACTATAAATGAACTGTTAAGAAATACTTAATAGGGAAATTACAAGAAAAGGAAACAACAAAATGGCAGCAAAGATTACAGTGGCCGGCACTCTCCAGGTAAGCAAAACAGGTTCAACTTCCGTAGTCACTTTGTGGGACAAGTCCTACAACGAGAAATTGCAGAAAGACATCAAACAGGCTTACAAGCTGTGGATGAATGTTCCTGGTGAATGGACTGAGGGAACGTTTGTTGAAGTAACAGGCACACTTAGTGTTCGACCATCAACCAACATTGACGGCACACTACGCACCTACGTTGATTCAAAAGGAAACACAGTAACCGCTCACGATCTAAACGTGAACGATGTCGAAGTTATCCGAGTAGACATTAAGACCGGTTCAGACACCACTGGTATCGACATGGACGATGTCCGTAAATACGGCACACCACTCCAGCAAACCATTATGGACGACCAACCGTTCTAATGTCTGAAATCGTTTACCAGCCAAACTACGAAGTTATCTTTGACGACAACACTTATTTGTTCGCCCAAGGAACTCTCAAAGTTGACGAGCTAGAAATCTATTTTCGTTTCAAATACGGATGTTTAGAGTTTGCAAACAGCACATCTTTGGCAGATTTAGATTTCGACTGCTCATGGGAAATCCCAAGACACAAAATAGCAGCCGAATTAGTTATCCAGGCATGGCATGAAAAATACTGGGCATTGTGGATAGGTGAAGAACATCGCAAACCAAAAACCAAGCAAGAATTACAAAATCACTTGCTAACACTTGGTATCTAATGCCTTACATGCAACTGACCGTCGAAGGGAATCCTGTTCCGCAGGGTTCCTTTCGTCACGTCGGTAACGGTCGCATCATCTCCGCCAACCCCAAACTCAACGCATGGCGACAAACCATTGCTGACCAAATAGGCTTACAGACCCTTGAGCGGCTCATAGAAGGCTCAATACGAGTTGACTTGGTATTTACCTTAGAAAGACCTAAAAGCGTTTCTAGGGGCGTTAGAGCCCGTCCGACAGTAAAACCAGACCTAGACAAACTCGTTAGGGCCACACTCGACGCAATCTCACTCCCACGTTATGTGCAGCTCATCAAAGACGACAGCCAGGTAACAGATCTACACGCCGCCAAACGCTACTCAGACCACCGACGACCAGGTGTAACCATCATGATTACTTGGTAACGATTTGATAACGTCAGCGTTTTTATATTTGACTCCACTAAATCAAAGCCAGAAACTAATACAGCAACACCAAACCGCTAACAAAGGAAACCAATGATAAAAGCACTAACCGCCCTATACGTCATCTCTTGGCTAATCGTCGACCTACCAATCGGCGTAGCCATGATACTCCCAGCCATGATCGTGCTGCTTATCCCGAAAGCATGGCAAAACTAATGTCGGACAAAGTAATGTATTGGGATTACCAAACACAAGTTTATTTGGCTTACACTTCAGGCGTAAGTATCGCTTGGCTTCGTAAATCATGTAGAGAAATTGCCGCTTCAAAAGGTATGGAAGCCGTCTTTGAACACAAGCCAAGGAGCAAGTAATGGCTATCAAGAAACTATCGAAAGAGAAGCTCGAACAGGTTGAGAACTATCGCTTGGCATGGTTGGAATGGCACAACAAACTACGCAAAGAGCCAACTCACAGCGACAAATGGTTTGCTCTTATCCGAGAACGCAACGCTTGCTACGACTTGCTTATGCAACTAACTGGACTAACTCGGTCCCGAGTAGACAACCTAATCTATGGCCAAGTAACCGCCGCAACATTTTGGTTAGCAGACGGAACAATCAGGAGGAATCACCCACATGAGTAACGTAATCACAACCAATCGCATGGCTCATCTGTCTGGTGTCGAATTCGAGCATAAACGCACCATCTACGCATTTAACGCACACATCGCCGACATCCAAGACCGCCTAAAGAACACCCAAAGCGACCTTGTTCGCCAGGCATACACCTTGGTCATCATCGAACTAAATCAATTACAGAAAACATTGGAGAAACCACATGAATGAACCCAGCAGCTTATCTTCAATCGCATTCAACACCGGTGTAATTGCTGAACGCTCACGCCTAGTCAAACAACTATTTGAGTTAGGTGTGCTTCGTCATTCGATGCTTGGCGACAACTGGTATGTGATCTACACCGAGCAAGGTGCCATGGACATAACCAAAGACCGATTGGAGGGCAAATCATGAACGAGAACCACCCAATGTTCGACCAACACCGCTACACAACCAACGACCTAGCCAAACACATCGTCATCTACGACTTTGAACGCACAGGCTGGTTAGATGTTCATGTGAACCCTGACGACTATGGTGCAGACCTAATCGCCACCAGTGGCCGCACAGGAGCCAAATGGACTATCGAAGTGGAAGTGAAACACAACTGGGAAACCGGGCCGTTCAAATACTCAACGATCCACATCTCAGCTCGTAAAGCAAAATACAACAACGAACACCACATGCACGTCACCATGAACAGTGCCTGGACACATTACCTAATCGTTCCACCGAGTGCTTTGGCTGAAGCCAAACGAGTAGTCAAGAACACATCAGTTAGCCAGAATGAAATGTTCCTTGAAATACCAATCACCGAATGCCAAATTATAGAAAGAGAAACAACATGAGTATCGAAGAGCAGCAACTAAACGAAATGGTGAACGCCATTCAGCAAGTCGTCAACATTGAGGGTGTGAAAGCACGCAAGGACGTTATCAACATCATCACTAAGGGTGTCGAGAACAAAGAGAACCCAAGCGACATTCTGGTATCAGTATTGGATTGGTGTGGGAATGCGTGACGTAATTGCCTGGATGCTGCTAACCATTTCTATCATCGGTGGTTTGTATGCCATCGGGCTAATCATCAGCTACTTCATCCTGCCCCGAGACTTCAACGACCTAGACATCGAAGACAGTATCAACTGCGACTGCTACAGGTGCGAACGCCGATGAACTGCCGATGCAACAATTCTGACTACATCGTTCTAACTCGGGCCTTACTCGCTGACTTTGAAGAGAACGCTGCAACAGTCGAAAGAGAGAGCATTGTTGCCTATGTCTCACAGCTCGCAATCGAATGGGAAAGACCGGCGGCCATCAACCTACGCAAGACCCTTTTCGAGTTAGCCGACACACTAAAGAACGGTGAGCATAATGGCTGATTGGCACGACACTAAAGCATGGCGTGAAGCCCGAGCCTATGCCAAAACCATACTGGAACCCCGATGCGTTACCTGCCACAAAGAGTTAGAGGGCAACGATTGGACGATTGACCACATCAACGCACCTGCCAATACTGGTGGCTTACCAGATCACTCGATAGATAACCTGCAATCTATGTGCAGAAGCTGCAACGGCCGTAAGCAAGACAAGACCCTGATAAGAACAGAGTGGAGAAACCCAAGATGGTTCGCATAGGCAGGCACCGGGCTAAGGCTCCACGGTTGCAGTATTGGCAACACTTAGCCAACATTCGGGCGAGCATTGTTTGCATGAAACACTGGCTTACTGAAGCCAAAGCAGAGGTGTTAGACGTCTGGGTAGCATATAAAAATAAATAATCTGCAGTAAATGGCTCTCAGTTTTTTCTGAGAGTCAACGTTTCATCCCGCACAAGCACTCGACTTTTTACCGAATAGGCTGGAAGTCTCAATCAAAACAATCAAGAAAGAATCAAATGATGTATGAAACAACCAAGAACTATCTGGCAACCTTGTCGCTAGATGTGGAGTCGCAGGTTCATGCCGACCTGGCACTGGCACTTGCAGCTCGTTACGATGAAAAAGGCGAAACCTCGACGGCCGGTGAACTTCGGAAGACTCTAAACGAACTCAAAGTGATGATTGGTAAGCCTGAGCAAGTAAACCCGCTTCGGGAGTTGCTGAAACGCTAATGCTGTTCCCTGCCAGGTGGACTAAGCCACTATCGGAAGACTTCGAGTCTGATGCCGACCGACTTCTCCAGGTTGTCGACTTGGCTTACCGAGACATGGACAATCCCGAGGGAATCAAGCTCGACCAGTGGCAGCGGTGGTTGCTTCGGGCCATACTGGAGCGTTACCCTGCCGACCACCCAGACCCTTTGCTTGCTGGCAAACTTCGTTATCGTGCCGTGGTCTGTTCTATTCCTAGACAATCGGGCAAGTCGCTAATCGGATCCATACTTGGACTTTGGGGTGTGGCTATGCGTAACGGCCAAACACTTTCTCTTGCTTCCAACGTGGAGCAGGCGATGGTTATCTATTCCCGAGTCTTGGCAACCATTATGAGCAACGATGAACTGAAGTCAATGTTTCGGAAGACTACGGAACGCCGTGGCATTGTGTCTGCCGATGGTTTGTCTAGGTATGACGTTCGCCCGGCTAAGGAATCGGCTTTGCAGGGTTTGCGAGTGGATACTGTGTTGGCTGACGAGTTGCACATTTGGAAAAAGGGTATGTGGACGGCTGTTGTTCAAGGAACGACCGCTAGCCCTGAGGGAATCATTATTGGTATCACTACTGCTGGTGATGCCACTTCGGAAACGCTTATGGATCTCTACAAACAGGGCGACCGCTCTGTGAATGGCGACCCTGCTCTTGAACGCTTTGGTTTCTTCTGTTGGGAAGCCCCCGAGGGCTCGGCTATCGACACAGAATCAATTTTGGCTAGTAACCCTGCCGTCGAGTGTGGCCGTATTCCACTTGACCGAATCATGACCGACTTGGCGACTATCCCTGAACACGAAGCTCGACGTTACCGCCTAAATCAATTCATCTCAGGTTCGAGCGAGTCTTGGCTTCCTGCACCGGTCTTTTACAAGTGCCAGGCACAGGGCATTGGTGAGATTGATGGTTGTGTGTTGTCGGTGGATGTTACGGCCACACTTGATCATGCGACGATTAGTGCTGCTAAAAAAGTTGGCGACAAGGTGCAGACCGAGTTGGTTGCAAGCCTTGTGAACCCCACTGAGGGCCGTTTATACGAAATGCTGGTATCTCTTTACCGAAACACTAAAGCGACCGCCATTGTGGTCGATGGTGGCCGTATGCCTAACTTGCAGAAGCGGTTGAAGCAGAATGGTTTGCCTTTGTGGTCTTTATGGTCTAAAGAAGTTGCAGCTGCGGCTTCAACATCGTTTAGCCTCTTCCAACAGGGCTTGATTGAATGGAATGGCACAGACCAGTTGCTTATTGCTCAGGTTCCCCGTGGTGTGGTTCGTTACTCTGGTGAGAACTGGTTCTTGTCTAGGCGTGATTCGTTTGGTGACATTGATGCTGTTACAGCAACATTGATGGCTGTTTATGTGGCAGTGCAACATCAGCCGGCCACAATCGGAGTTTTTTAGACACGCCGAGTTACTTGACATAATGTAAGTCCTAAACATTATCATTGTTAGCGATGGCAAGTATCTGGCAACGCATTTTCCCTAAAACTGAGACTCGGGCAGTAACCCCTGTGATTCCGTCACGCTCTTCGACTTTAGCCACTCCTGAAAGTGCTCTGACACTTACTGCGGTCTGGCGTAGCGTTCAGATACTTGCCACCACCGTTTCTAACCTTGGGCTTATCACCAAACGCTTTGCGACCGGTATGGAAATGGTTGTCGACAACCCTGCGTTCGTAAATAACCCATCGTTGCAAATGAAACGCCACGAATTTATTTATTCGACCGCCACAGACCTAGCCCTTTACGGAAACGCTTTCTGGTATAAGTCTTTTGATTCTGCTGGCCGTGTAAACGACGTAATGCAAATACCAGCTTGGCAAGTGTCCATCGAAACCGAAACCGATGCTCTCAACTCTCCTAGACGTTACGTTTACCTAAACGGTGTTTACACTCAGAACCAAATTGAACACTTGCAGCTCTTTCCTAGGGCTGGCTGGCTCAAAGGCCCATCACCGATCCAAACGTGCCAGGAAGACATTGTTGGTGCTTTGGACTTGCGTGATTACCAAGCGAACTGGTTCTCAGCTGGTGGCGTTCCGACGGGTGTCCTAAAGACCGGTAAAGAGATCAGCCCAGACGACGCTCAGACCATTACTAACACTTGGAACACTAAGCAGGCCACACGCCAGATTGCTGTTCTTGGTAACGGTTTTGAGTATCAGCAAATTGCGTTAAAGCCGTCTGAAGCATTGTTTACGGAAGTTTCTGCACAATCGGTTCAGCAAATCGCCAGGTTGTTTGGTATCCCACCACGCAAGTTGGTTACTGGTGTTGACGGAACTAGCGACACTTACTCGAACCTTGTTGACGAAGAGTCTGCTTTCTATCGTGAAACCATTCAGGCTTACACCCGTCCAATTCAGGATGCTTTATCTAACTGTCTACCTCGTGGCTCCCGAGTGGAGTTTATGTGGGAAGACCTTGTTTTGTCCAAGTCTGACCGCCTAAAAATGTGGTCTGATGCTATTGCCGCCGGCATTATCACTCCAGAGTATGCCGCTCAGAAAGAGGGCTTAAATGTCTGAAATTGAAACACGTTCACTCGAGCTGAGACTTGAGAACCTTGAAGAACGCACAATTACTGGTTTGGCTGTTCCTTACAACCAAGATGCCAACATTGGTGGCGTTTACAACGAACGCTTCGCACCCGGTGCGATTGACTCCATCGAAGACGTAAAACTCTTTTATGGCCACGAAACCCCAATCGGTGTTGTTACCGATGGTCGGGAAACCGATGGCGGTTATGAGATCACTGCAAAAGTGTCTGAGACCACTCTCGGCAACGATGTGCTTACGCTTATGCGTGATGGAGCACTAAACAAGTTTTCGGTGGGCTTTGTGCCTGTTTCACAAGAACAGGATGGCTCAACGATTACACGCACCAAGGTTTCTCTCAAAGAAGTCTCGGTCGTGCCTTTTCCTGCTTACGCAGGTGCAAGTATCACCGAAGTGCGAGATGAAGAACGTGAAATCGTTCAGCCTGCCGCACCAACCCCTACCCCTATCAAAGAAAGCGAGTCCGAATTGGAAAACTCCAACATCGAACTTGACGTTCGCTCAGTTCAGGATGAAGTTGCAGAACTTCGTCGTGTTGTTGAGTCGTCTGTCTCACCAGTAGCCCCATCGGCTCCTGACTACATGAACTACCGCTCATTCGGCGAATACGCTCAGGCGTTCGCTAAGGGTGAGCCTGCTGCAATCGAATTGGCTCGTGC